CCTCGCGCAGCTGCTCGAATTTCGCGGAGTTAGCACCCTGCTGGGCTGACTGGCGCACGACGACATCCGCGATCGCCAGAGCATTGCCAATAATGGCTTCCGCCATCTGCTTATTCGACCCGGCAGCAGCGGCCAGACCATCGGCATTCTGCCGCACGGCTTCTGCCAGTTCCGCAACCTTTGCGCTGCTTTCCACGGCGTTCTCGATCAGGTCCTTGAACAGGTCGGTGCCCTTGATCTGCTCGAGCACCGCCTCTGTAATGTCGGTCACATCGGTGCTGGACTGGCCGCGAACCCAGTCGGTATACCCGGATTCGTTACCGGTCCGGTCCACCAGCTGCGCGCGGTACCAGAAAATCTGCCCGGCCTTAAGTCCCATCTGCTGATATCTGCGCAGCGGATAAGGCACGTCGGCCAGCAGCATGGCATCGTCAGCACTGCCGGTCAGGCTGTACTGGATCTCCGTTTTCAGCGTGTCGTCCGTGCCCGCCGGGAAGCCCCAGTTCAGCTCGATACCAAACACGACCGTTTCCGAAGCGGTAAAGCCCAGCGGTTTCGGCGGATTACCCACTTTCCCGGTGAGCGTGACTTCAGCTGATGTCGCCCATATGGACGAGACATCGCTGGCGTTCACTGACCGCACCCGCACCAGATAACGCCCGGCGTAGATGCCCGGCACCTCGAATCCCTGAGAGGAGGTGCGGGGCACGCTCACCCAGTTGCCGCTGTCGCGTCGCCACTCGGCTTCGTAGGCGATTGCCCCTTTAACAGAATCCCAGGCAACACGCATGGTGGTGATCGCTATGTTCTGGCTGACCGTCGAATAGCTGTCGATGACGATGTTTTCCGGCGGTGCCTGAACACCTGGCGGAATGACGCTGACCGGCCTTTCATCGAGCCGGGCGCCGGTGTCGACTGCGGCATAAATATCCGGGCTGTACGTCGTGCCGGTCACCTCAAACGTGCCGTCATCGTTGTCACGGGTGCCGGTTACGCGGAAGAGTGCAATAAACAGATCGTCAGCATCCACGCCCCAGCAGCACTCCACTTCAGGCGTTTCACTGTAGGCCGTGGTGACGGTGACGATATTGCCGTTAACCGCCTGCACGGTCCGGGCCTGCGCGACGCCCGAGGGCAGGTTGAGGAAAAGCCGGTTGCCGGCTCTGACATCTGCGGCACGGTCGAGCGTGATATTGCGGCCGTTCACCGCACTGACCCTGCCGCCAATCACCCTGCCGGCCAGCTCGTTCGCGGCCACGCCGATCACCTCACCGACAGAGGGAACATCCATACCCGTGCTGAAGGTCACCACCTCACCGATGCCGTTGGTAAGCAGCGCCCAGCGCCCGCGGCGGTTAGCCTCTGACTGCCGGGTGCAGCCGATGGCCGTCATTTCGAGCTGGCTGTAATCGAAGCGCATCGCCAGGTCTTTGTCATAAACGACTTCAGGTGTGTCTTTGTAGTGATTCGCCGGATCGGACCAGTTCACCATCGCGGCGGTGTTGCGCGTGGTTTCGCTCGGATCGGCGAAGGTAAACTTACCGTCGACCACACTGGCGTGGTTGTAGATATGCGCCACATCGCGCGGCATATCGGCCAGCACATACAGCTTGTTGTCGCCCCAGTAGGTCATGCCGCGAAAGATACCGGCCAGGTCGCGCAGCACCGTCCAGGCGTCATTGCGCTCCTGGATGTAGACATTACACCGGAAGCGCGGCTCTTTACCGTTGCCGCCCTTGCCATCCGGTACCGGCTGATCGCAGTACTGCGCGATGCGGTACAGCTCCCATTTATCAATCTGGGTCGCATCAATCCTCTGACCAAGCCCGAATCGCTCAGAAAGCACGATGTCGTAATAAATCCACGCCGGGTTATCGGTCCACGCCCATTTAAACCCGCCTTCCCAGGTGCCCGAGTAGGTGCGCGTGTCAGGATCGTAGGTATCAGGCACGCGGATAATGCGCCCCTTCGGATTGCACACTACCTGAGGAATGCCGTTGGGGAACTGCTTCGCATCGAATTCAATGTAGAGCAGCGCCGTGTTGGGGTAACGCAGCTTCGCATCGATGATTTCGGTGACCGCCTCAACGCGCATACTGTCCACAATATTCACCGTCGTTGAATCCGGTGTAATCCGGCGCACGCGCAGTTGCCAGCCGGTGGTGGCTTTTGGCAGGTCGATACGGTGACTGCGCTCATAGAGGGTGGTGGTCTTGTCATCGACAGCGCCTTTAACCACGGGCGTGTATGCACCACCATCGACCGACAGCTCGATCGCATACTCAACGCGCGTACCCACCTTATCGCCGTTATCTTTCTGGTTTAACAGTGTGGGCCAGCCGAGGCGGATGCGCAGGGCTGAAAGCTGGGTATTGGAGACGGAACGGACATACGGCACAGCAGCTTTAAGCTCGTAGGCGACCTGCAGCTCATTCTCAACGCCGGGAAAGCCCTGAATGTAGTTCTGATCCTGGGTGCCGGAACGAAACTCGTATTTAACGTTGTTGAAGTTGTAACTGCCGTCGGCATTCTGCAGCGGGGTATACGATGACGCGTCGCCAAGATAAATGCTGCGCCCGTCCAGCCCGCCGGCGAACTCCCCTTCGCCGAGCGCGACAAGGATTTTGGCTCTGGCTATGGACTGAATACTGTCCGGGGCTTCCACCGGCGTGCGGGTCTTTGTGCCACCGCCCTTACGCCCTTTGATCATTGTCGTGGTCATATTGCGCCCATAAAAAAACCGCCCGCAGGCGGCTAAAAGTAATCACGTACCGGCTTACTGCTGATCTTCCGCGTAAATGCCGGCTGAAATGACAGCGCCCCCGATCTCCCGCTGGCCGTAGAGCAGGGGTACCGGGTTGCCGCTGGCGGTGGTGTTGACCGGACCACCGAACGCATAGGAAGGCTTGTTATCCGGGTCCTGACGCATCCTCATTCCCGCCACCTGCGGCGACAGCAGCTGCACCACGCCGCCCAGCGCCATGGATGCGCCGACCAGCGCAACATTCAGCGCGACCCCTTTACCGATGAGCCCGGCTCCGGCAGGGCCAAGGGCGATACCCCCGGCAATCAGGGCAGCCCCGAGCACCGCCTGGAAGATGCCGGCACGCTTACTGCCGCGGATCACCGGAATAATGCGCAGCTCATCGCCGGGGCCGAGAAGAGAAAACTCTTCCTGACCGATGTTCCGGCGATCGCGGAAGATAACGAAGTCGAGCCCCCTGGCACGCGCCTCGCGGAGATAATCCTCAAAGCCGTCCACCGTGCTGGACAGCGCCCTGAAAACCTCGCTGGCAGAGGACAGCGCCCGGCGGTGCGTGCGCCCGAAACGCTGCGCCATCGACCCGCTCAGCTTGATAACGGTTCGTTTTTCCATCACATCAGGTCCTTGTACCGTAAAACTTTAATGGTCCGGTCACGGTAATAGCCGCCATACGGAATGCGCTGGCTGAGCTGCCCGTACAGGTGGTGCAGCAGCATATTGCCCTCCAGCAGGACGCCGGCATGATTTGGCACGCTGGCCTGCACCTGCATAATGACCATATCGCCGGGCCGGGATGGACCGTCGAACTCCCTGAATCCGCAGTCGTGCCAGTTATCCATATAGAGGTTTTCGCCCTCCTCCCACCAGTGACGATCGACGCTGTAGTCGGGCAGGTCGATACCGTGTTCAGTGCGGAAGTAGTCGCGGATAAGGGACCAGCAGTCAGCGTGCCCGAGCACAAACTGACGTCCAGTGAGTGGGCGATCGCCGCGCGGCATGATGGTGCGGACATCGCCTTCAGGCCATGAAGCGATCACCCACGGCACTTCGGTCGCGTCGCACATCAGCATGTCGAGTTCACTCGGCTGCGTCGTGGCGCCGTCGCCGGGGTGGCTGTGCACCACGGCAACCACCGTGCCCTGCTCTTCGGCTGCCGCATAATCCTCCGGTGACAGTTCAAACTGCTCCTCCGGGGAGGTGGCCAGATTCCGGCAGGCGACATACTTCTCAACCCGTCCCTTCTGGATCACCACACCGCAGCATTCAGCCGGGAACGCCTGCGCCGCATGCGCCAGAATCGCGCTGATTGTCTTGTCCCGCATATTACCCCCTCAGAAGTGACGCGCCTGGCATCCCGCCAAAATCGAGCTCGTTGTTGGCGCCGAACCGCGGCTTGCACCCGGTGGACAGCAGGCCTGAGCACACATCTTTCGAAGGATCGTCGACCGGGTTTCCGTCCTTATCAAACCAGCCATTCTGACCGGCATAGGTACAGCCGTTCCCGGTTTTGTACCAGCCGCGCATGCACCAGGTACACATGGGCTGGATCTGCCTCGTGGGGATGAGCTGTCCGCGCAGGTCTGCCGGGCTGGAAAGCTCAAACTCCACGGTTTCATCATCCGAACTGGATTTACGGTCGATGTAATAGACCTGTTTGCGCTCCTCATTCGGGTTAGCGGCAGGATTGCCGCCGGCGAAGTTACGGGCATCAAGGTAATGAGCGAAGGTCTCGTGGATAATCACTTTTGCCTTTGCCATTCCCTGAAAGCGACGACAGAGCGCGCCAATCGTGCCGCTGATATTTGCCACTGTCAGGGTCGGGCGGGCGCTCTGCCCGTCGCTGCTGACGGACAGGCCGGTCAGTTCAAAGGGCCACGCACCATACTCCAGCCCCTGCCACCAGACAGACTTCGGCGGAAGCTTTGACGCATCGCCGCCGGCGGCAGTGATCTCAGCCTCTGAATGAGGGATGGTTTCGTTATGAAACCGCAGAATACCGGCGCCAAACGCCTGACCGTCGACCTCGATAAGGCGGACGCGGCTGCCCGGCTCCAGTTTCTGGACATCAGATGAAATGCTCATGGATGGTATGCCTGAATGAATGTAGTGCTGAGGGTGTATTTGTCGTTGCCGTGGGTGGCTATCTGGAGGGACTCAGATCGCCATAACCCCGCGGGCTCCAGGGGCGGCTTCCAGATGAAGGACTTCCAGCCGGCATGCCGCTTCAGAAACGCCTTTATGGCCTGGACATAAGCTTCATCGCCGGTAAAACTCACGCTCCATTGCGTTGTGACCGGGTTGATGCCGTCCCCGGCCACCTGCGCATAGTTATCCCCGAACTGCGCCTTACGGGTGCGGAAGCTGGTATCTGCCTGCGCGGCCACCTTCGGGCACCAGGAGAAGGTCTCAACTGCCATATTACGCTCCTTTCAAAAGCCGCCATAATGGCGAGCCCGGCATGCTGGCCTGCTCATTAATCACCGTCACGATTGCATCTTTAAGCTGCCTGCCGGCAGATGCGGCAGCCCCCTGACCTGCCGTCGACTGCGCACCGCCCTGAATGTTGATATCGCCGAACGACACTGACGGGCCGCCGCCGGAAAACTGCGGCATCCCTACTGCGCTAACAGCAAGATCACCATTAGGTGCCCGTGTGAGTGGCATAATCGCCTCCGGACCCGCCTCGCCAAATACCCCGGCCCCTTTCGCGAAGGCAAACAGCTGGGGCGTCTGATAAATGCCGTTGCTGTAGGCGCTGAGAGACGGTGAGTCATAGACGCCGCCGGCGGCATTGAAGGTGAAATTTGACGCGGCGCTCTGAATGGCCGTCCCGCTGCTGGCTGTTGCGGCGGATGAAGCGCCAAAGCTGAAAAGTGAGCCGAGAGAACTCGCGGCATTCGCCACCATCATATTAACGAGAACGGTCTCGATAATTTTCAGCACGTTCATGCCCCAGTCCTTCCAGCTGTCGAGGTTGCCGTTGAGCATGTCGGTAATGGTGGTCACTGCCCCGCCCATGGCCTGCTTCATCCCGTCTGCAGCCATTCCGGCGTAGTCCGTCGCCTCGTCCACCCAGTTCGCATAGCCCTCAGACATGCCCGTTAACCAGTCACCGCGCTGCGCATCAGAAGCGGTGTAATACCCCTCCTGGTCGCGCAGCCGCTCTTCGAGATAGCGTTTGTTGAGTGCCAGCCCCTGCTGGTAGAAGGTTTCGTCAATATCCCCGGCCTGCCGCTGCCGGAGCAGATCGGTATTCTTCTGCTCAAACTCCTTGCGGATATTGAACTGCTCCTGCATCCGCTCACGGAACCGGGTGCCCTGACCGTAACCAATGAGCTGCGCATCATTGGCCGCCCGGGCGCTGGCGTTGCTGTCAGCCAGATTCGCCTCGTAATTACGCAGCTGCTCACGCAGTTTCACCTGATCGATTAAGGCAGCGTTGCGCATCAGTTCAGCCTTCTGCGCCTTGTCCAGGGTGGACAATTCACCTTCAACCACCTGGTATTTAACCCTGGCAAGTTCGGTACTCTGGCCCTGCAGGGCGATCTGCTCCTTCTGCTGCTTAATCATCCTTTTATAAGCATCAGCGGCCTTTTCTTCGTCCGTCTTTGGCCCTTTGGGCTGCTTCTTGTTGGCCTCGTTATTGCGCCACTCTTCAAGCCCGTTATTGATGTACTCAAGCCGGTTGGTCTGGAATTGCGGATCAGTCGTCAGGCCGAGCTCATCAGCAGCATAGCCAAGCCGTGCGCGCTCTTTTGCCTCGCCTTTCAGGCGGGACAGGGCCAGCTCGCGGCGGCTTTTTTCGAGCGCATCGGTCTGTTTCTGTGAGGCCTCAGCCTGAGGTACACGCAGGGGTGCCAGTGTCATTCCCTGACGGGCCATCAGTAGCTGATTGCCAAGCCCGAGAAGCTGGTTAAATGTCTGATGCTGACCGTTCATCATCAGCAGGGACTGATAGGCAGCATTCTGACGCCAGGCCTGTTCACGTATCAAATCATTTCGGCGGCGATCAATCCCTTCCAGCACCTGCTGAATACTGGTTGATTTCTCCCGCATCAAATTAAGCTTATTTTCTTCAACGGTTAATTGGTCGGTAAGAATGGCGAGCGCTCTAACTATATTCAGATCATTGTCTTTCGTAATCCCAGGCTGAGCGCGTGCCTTATTCAGATCATCGATTTGTCTTTTTACCGCTGAAATAGCTTTTTGCTGCTCTCCAATTAAGCGATTTTCCTCAACTAGCGCATCTATAGTTTTACCGCGATTTTCATCTGCTTCAGGCAAACTCATTGCTCGCGTTTTTTGGCTAACCTGATCAATAGTTCTGGCATATTCCTGTGCCGACTGCCGGGCCTGCTCCTGAGACTGATACATTGCATACCAGGCTCCCGCACCGAGCATAACGAGCCCCGGAACACCACCTATCAGGCCAAGCGCGCGCCCCATCAGTCTGGTTCCTACAGAGGTGACGCTATTCAAATTATTTTGAGTGCTAACGCGGTTAGCTATATTACGATCTCGCGCCGCCTCAGCGCTTGCGAGGCGTCTTTCCGCAGCTGTCTGCGCATCATTATTTCTTATTACAGCAAGTCCAGAACGAGCTCTTTCAAGCGCGGCTCTTGCCCTGACTCTCTCCGCAGCCGTTCCGCTGGAGATAGCTGTCGTTAAACGTGACTCAGCGGCAGTAACTCTGGCTTCAGCTGCAGCTATTTTTTCCTGCTGCGCTGCCTGAACATCAGCGCTCTTTGCTCTCTGTAATCCTTGCTGCGCGCGATAGACATCAGCCCTTGAGGCAGCCACAGCAGACTGGGCCGCTTTGTCCTGTGCTACAGCAAGGGCAACTTCTGATTTTGCGGCAGAGATCAGCGCTGAAGTTGCGCTTGTAGCACTTGTGACAATACCACCTAAATACTTCGCAAGTCCCACACCAATCAAACCGCCAGCGACGGTGGTGATAGTGGACATATTATCAGCAACATCATTCAGCGCCCCGCTGACTGCTGACGACGTTAATGAATCCAGCGTACCTGCGACACCATTAAGGCCGCCCGATAAAGCCTGAGTTGCACCCGTTGCCTGATTGATACCGCCAACCCATGCCATAAAGGAGTTTGTCACTTTTTGCAGGGAGCCTGACACGGTTTCAGGCATGGAGACAAATTCGCTCTGCAGGGTTCCAAGCTGGCTCACTAATGCGGGAACAACCTTGTCGATCGTTAATTTTCCCTGATCTGCCATCCCCTTGAGGTCTTTTCTGGCAACGCCCATTCCAGCAGCGAGAGCGCGAATGACTCGATCACCCGCCTCGTTCACAGCGTTAAACTCTTCCCCCCTCAGAACACCCTGGGCCAGTGCCTGGCTAAACTGGGTGATTACTGAACCAGCCTCCGCAGTACTGGCACCTGAGAGCTTGAGGCCCGTGCTTACTGCCTCAGTTACCTTCAAAACTTCATCTGAGCTGTAGCCGAATTCACGCATTGAAGCGGCGGCACGCGCAAAAAGGGCAGCATTATCAGAAAATGCAGTGCCCGTTCGCTGGCTGATCTCCATCAACTGCCGCTGCGATATCGCAAAATCGTCAGCTGATGAGGATGCCTGTTGAAGGCGAGCATTAACTGAGTTCCACTCATCTGCAATCTGGACGATTTTACCCGTTGCAAAAGCAGCAGCTGCTGCGGCGGCGGCTTTACCTGCAGAGGCAAATCCATCAGTGAGATCTGACAACGCCCTTTCACTGTCTTTAGCAGCAGCTGCGGCTTGCCGCCCTCCGTTTTGCATTGTTCGATAGTAATCTGCACCCATGCGCTGAGCTCGGGTGATCTCAGACTGGAATGAACTGGAATCAGCAGAAATTTTTATAATTAGCTCGCGCAGGGTTGCCACTATTAACTCTCCATAAATAAAAAAACCTGCCGCAGCAGGTTTTATAGTTGATAAGAAGTACTTTTAATTTGCGTTTTTATCAATAAAGCCTCTCAACTCTTCAGATTTTTTACATTGTTCATCATCAACTGTCATAAAAGTTTTTTTAGAATTCTCGCAAAAATAATGATAATCATCATTAGCTTTCACATACCCCATTACTTTATTAAAACCTTTTATGCATAAATCAGGTTCTGAATGCTCAGAGCAAATAGTTTTTGTAAGTGCCTGCATCTCTTCACCAGATAATACAGTGCTAGCCTGTGCTGAAGATGCCATAAAAATAACAGCCACTAATATTTTTTTCATCATATCAATCCATTAAATAAAGATTTATGAATATTAGTGTTTTAAATATTAAATGTCACTTAGTTGCCTCGATAAGCGCATCCTCAAGCCCGGCAAACGGATCCTTGTCTGTTTGTTGCTCTTCTCCCCCCCACTGCAGAATGGCATCAGTTAACGGCACTTTTGCACCCTGCGAGCCATATACGGCAGAGACGATCTGCGCCGCCTGAATATCGCTGCGGATATCGCCGACCGGGCTTATCCTGTCGTATTCAATCCACATCAGCATTTCACTGGCCGTCATATTCTGCCTGAGTTCTGAAAGCGTGCGCCCCATGCGGAGCGCAAGCGACATCAGGAATTTAACGCCGGGGGTGGCGACTTTTCCCGGGCATCATCCCCGGATGCGATCAGATCGAGTGCCTGTTTAAGCAGACGGGAATGCACGGGGCCATAGATGGCACG